ACTACAGTATTCTCTCAATAGCAACATTATTAATTGGGAGTCCAGTGTTTGCTAATACCTCAAACACTGCTGCTCCCTCTGCATCAGCTAGTGGATCTGTCTCTAATTTTGCAACGCAGGTTCTACAAGGAAATACTATAGAAAATCATTATGGAGCAGGGATCAGATGCCAAGGGCCACAAATGTCCATCAGTCCATTTGCCACTACAAATTTGAACATAAAAAGACCAATGGATCATACATATATGACTCCTTTTTATAATCCAGCAGTGGATGATGACGGTAATTTAACAAACCCAGGTGAAATATTATTTGAGCAGGAAAACTACAGTGGTAACAAGGATTCTCTAGGATTAAATTTTGGTGTGGCTTTAACCTTTACCTTTCCGTTAGATCAAAGGTTTCAAGATGCTTGCTTGCAGTCTGCCACGACCCAAGAACAAATACAAAGGCAGATATTATCTAAGGAACGGCTTAATTACGAATTAGCAAGGCTTAAAAATTGTGGAGAGTTGAAAATTGCAGGAATAGAATATGCAAGTACAAGCGTTTACCATAAATTATGTGAGGATGTAATAGTTAAGGAAAGAAAAAATCAAGTATTACCGCACATTCATAAATTAGAATAGACAAGCTACGGGTATCCACTTGTCTAAAAAGCAACTGGCGACTAGGTGTTTTAAGCCTAACGTCTTCTCATTATGGAGCGACCCATAAGACAGATGCTTAATAAGCAACTGACGCTCTGACAGTGAGGTGGTAGAACTTAATCTACTCTTTATCAGGTCTGGTTGCTTATGTATTATTCTACATCTTTTTTCTTGTTTGTCAGTTTCTTTATTACGTTTTTTACAAGCGGTTTTACCACGTTAAGAAGTAATGGAGTAGTCGCAGCCACACTAGCGATAAGAGCAGTAGAAATAACAGTAGGTAAATTTGGTATATATTGATCTTTGAACGGAACGTCCTCATAGAGAGTAATACATTCAATACCGTCATCCCCTCTAACATAGCCTTTTACACGTTCCAAACGCTTTTCATTAACAAAACTTCCTACTCTTAAATCTTTTTTACCTGGGCAGGGTGGTATTACAATCTCTTCTTCTTTCTTTTTTTGCGGTAATTTAGGCTGTTCAGTCTGTATATCCTGCTGTTGCTCTTGTGACGGCTGGTTAGGTGTTGTATATATAAATTCACTAGGATTGTACTCCAACGGTTCATAACTTGGTATATCAAACGTCCCACAGGCTTGATATGTACCTAGCCCATCTTCATTTATAAGCTCTGTAAGGTTATTTCTATGAGCATCAACACAACCAGGAATATCTACAATCGGTTTATAAATTAAATCTAATGTAGGTATTTCAGCTTCCCATATTCTTATTTCTGGTACGATAATTTCTTTTATCTCAATTCTCTTAATCGTAGGCATCTCTTTTCTTCAGTACTTCTACTTCCGAAAAGCATTTAGGACAAGATAAATTAGTCATCACAGAAAACTCAGGATAACCATTCATTCCATCTTCAATATCAATATCTCCACCGATTATTAATTCGGTATCGCACCAGTAACAATTCATAATGGCAATACAGGTCCACTAAACTTTGGTAACTTTTTTTCAATCTGTGATGGCATTATTTTATTTACATTTTTCATTACTTTTTCCATCATCATCTTTTCAAACTGTGGACTTGTAATGTAACGATAACCTGCATATCCAGCAGCAATAGTTGTGACGCTAATGATAAAAGATAAAATAGATAAGACAGATGAGATTTTATTTAACATGATAAAACTGCTTGTATTATTTACTATTATAAGTATTGCTCCTATTTACGTCATTATAGGAATTATAACTCGTCAAATATTTACTACCAAGGCACACCAGTAGCAGTAACAGGTGTTTTAACTAGTGCAACTGCATTATCCATAGTAGTTTCTATCTGTGCGACTGATGGGTTTCCATCTTCAACAGAGGCATCTGCATCTATTTTTGCTTTTACCCATCCTAAAACTGTTGCAGCATTTGGTGTTTTTGCTGATGTGTCATAAGGTATAAAATCAGAAGGTAATGATGAAGGTTTTGTAAAAGTTACTTCCCCTGTCATTCTTGTTCCTTCAATTTCTACATTATCTTCAGTTGCTTTTAGACGATAAATAACTTTTGTAATATATCCATCAGATAAATCACGTTCACAAGTGTTAACTTCCCATGTTTTAATTACAGCCATTTTACTTTTAATACGTATTAATATTTTTAATTATATTATTGATTTTCTAAAGCAGCAACTTTTGCTGATAGCTCTTTAATAGATTCAATCAAAGCACCAATCAAACCGCTGTACTGTAAAGATTTTTCACCTTCTTCACCATGTACAAGTTCTGGAAATACTTTTTCTACATCTTGTGCAATAACTCCAATTGTTTTATTTGTTGTATTTTTAAAATTAAATTTATAACCTGTTAGTTGTTTTACTTTATCAAGAGCATTTGATAATGGTTGTATATTTTCTTTTAATGCGATGTCAGATGATTCTGTAACCGTTCCATTTACAGTTATACCACTATTTGTTGTCATTAACCTTTGTGTTGTAATATTCTCATTTGTTGTTTGATCTTTTGTAGTTTCAAATAATTTAACCTGACCGCCATCTTCATTCGGTTGTATTTTTATATCACCAATTTGACCAGCTATTAAAGTATTCCCACCAGTACCACCATGAAATATTTTTACAAGGTCTTGGTTATTTGTACTTGTATCAGGGTCTTTTAATTTAATACTAGTACCAATAACATTAAATCCTGTAGTGGTTGTTTCTGCCTTTTTCGTACCCGAATGGTGCAGCTCAATAGCTCCATTACGAATTACTTGTATACCAGTTTGGTTTGTATTTGACTCTATTATTAAATTTCCTGTTTTATTAGTAATTTTTGCATTACTTCCGTCATGCACAATAGTTAAATCATTTCCAGTACCAAAATTTACCTTGTCGCCATCAGGAATAAATATATTACCAACACCACCTATTCCTATGGAATTATTAAAGGGACCATTATTAACACTTATCTGTAATTGTAATATACCATTGCCTGCGTTCCATCTGTATTTAGTAGTATGCCCATTGTCTTCAAAATCAATTCCCGGTGAAGTAGATTTTATTAGCAATCTATCTAAAACCTCAAATCCAGTACTAGATGTTTTAGCTTTTTCTGTACCATTAAAATATAGAGAAATTGCATCATTTGCAGTAGCAGTTAAATAAAATTCATCACCAGCTTGATTAGATAAATTGATTGCGTCACCTTGGATTTTTAAATTTCCTGTTTTATTAGTAATCTTTGAGTCTGACCCATCGTGAACTATAACCAAATCATCTTCTAACCCAAAATTTACACTGTCGCCATCGGGAATAACTATATTACCCGAACCAATTATTCCTATAGCACCTGTATAAGAAGAACCATCATCTGTACTTATTTGTAATTGTAATGTACCACTACTTGCGCTTAATCTGTATCTATTATTATGATCAGTTTCTACAAAATCTACTCTTGGTGCAGTGTCTTGTATGAGCAATTGACCTAAAACATCAAATCCTGTCGCAGAAGTTTCTGCTTTTTTTGTACCATCATAATTTAATTCAACTGAATCAGAATTAATTCTTAATTGTGTATTTAAAGTTTGATTAGCTATTGTTGAATTTGTAATGTCACGTACTGAAAAATCTAAACGATTATTGGTGTTACCATATCTAATTTGTGAACGTTCTTCAGTTTCGTTATTACCAAAATTTATTCTTGAATTACCATTACCTTTACAGAAAATTGATATTCCAGAAGTGCTATTTTGTGATGAATTTGTATCATCTAAAGCACCGTGTAAAACTGCTCTGGTAGTGGAATCTAGTGTAGGTAAATCACCTATATTTCCAGCTCTAAGTATTCCAATAATTTGCAATCCATCTGCTACGGTAGTTGCTTTTCGTCCGTTATTGAAGAACAGATCAACATGTGAATCATTATTAGTATTTGCATCTGTTGCACCTCCAAACGCTGCAAAGATCTTAAGTCCGTCATTACTTTGTAATCTTATAATTTCGCCATTAGCACAACTTATTCTTGTTTGACCAGTTAAATTTCTAAAGTTTGCAATAGACCCTGAATGATTAATTACTAAACCACCACCAGTTGCATCTGGATTATATGTAGTACTTTTATTACCATCGAGACTTACATTACCAGTAAGAGTGCCACCAGAAAGAGAAAGTTTTGTTGCTATTGAGTTTGTTACTGTAGTTGAAAAATTAGCATCATCTCCAAGGGCTGCTGCAAGCTCATTAAGAGTATTTAAAGCGGCTGGTGAACTATCTACTAAATTAGATATTGCTGTATCAGTGTAGGCTGTTGTAGCCACCTTTGCGCTGTTATCTCCCGCTGATTGGGTCGTTGCAGTTACACCATCAGTTAATACTCCAGAACTGGAAGTTAAACCACCAAATAATGTATCTCTTGCAGCAATATCAACTGAATCAACTAAACCTGTAACAACAAGATTTCCATTGATCTCTGCACCAGTTGTGTTAACAGTAAATCTTTGTGTAATATTGTCTCCACTTTTAGTTCTAATTCCAACAAACCCATCATTTACATCATTTTGTATATATATATTTGAATTGTCTAAAAAAGGTCCGATTTTTCCTAATGAACCTTCACTTCCATTACGAAAACCTAAAGCAACCCTAGCATCTGTAAGACTATCGCCACTATCACCATCAATAAGAAGTATTTGATTATTTGTGTTAGTAGAAAATTGGCCTTGTCCTCCACTAATAGTTTGATTACCAAAATTAGGAGAAATCTTTGTACCTAGGATACTGGCACTAGCGTTTATATCAGCATTTACAATAGATCCATCAGCAATTTTTGAACTTGTAATACTATTGTCAACAATTTTTAAACTTGTAATACTATTGTCAGTTATGTTACCTGTTGTTACTGTAATTGCTGTAGGTAACGCTCCAGTTGCAAGTTTTGAAAAAGCAATACCAGCACTTGCATTTATATCCGCATTTAATATCGTTCCATCAAGTATCTTATCTGAGGTTACAGCACCAGTATTGATAGTAGCTGTTTGCGATCCATTACCAGCTATAGCAACTGTAAAATCACCTCTATTACCAGCTTGTAATACAGCATCAGCACCTTGTGGTCCTTGACTGGTTACTGTAACAACAGATGCGTTGCTATCTAAATTTGAAACATTGTAAGTTGTCATTGTGCTGTATAACCTTCAGACATATATATTGTACCTTCTAAAAAGTATTCTCTTTCACCATTGGCATGAATCTTTAGAACATCATAATTATAAATATTATCTGTCATATTAGCTGTATCAGTATGAGACACCTTCCAACTTATATCACCACCTGTTGCATCAGTTATTGTAGTCGTTGCATCTGCCACTTTATTTGTTCTGGATTCATCCCATATTTGCGATAATATTGTCTTGCCTGAAAGATTTATATTTGAATTATTACTGTCTTTTAAATTAATCCCAAAAGCATAACCACTTCTTCTCTGTAAAGTAAGGTTTAACTTTCCAGGACTTTTCATCTATACATTATGTAGTATAAATTCATTATATGGATATAAATCTAAAAAGTCTATTCCTGTAGAAATAAATTTAATTTGTTACCTCTGTTATTTCTGTTGGAAATTCTGCTAAATCTGGTAAATATAATTTATGTGTTTCTATTGATTTTTGAATAGCAATAATCTGATCTCTACAGTTTTTCATTACTTGATCTGCTTGTAAGTAATTATCTTGCATTGTTTTTAATTCTGCTTCAAGTTTTGTAATTTCTTCTTGTGGATTAGGTGCTGTCATTTAAAACAATTTTTTTACTAATTATAAGTATTAATGTAAGAGTCGTCCATTTACTGTTATTAATTAATTAAGCTGATAATCTAAATCCACCAAAGAAGCAATTAACTCCATATGTACCAGGAGAAATTGCCATTAGCTATAAGGAGAAGTACCAAGAATTGAAGTATTCCATTGTGCTTTTAGTTCATCAGTAGTTGTTGCTGAATCTATTGCAGAATCAGCAGGTGCATCTCTCAATGCTTGTTTTTTAGCAACAATATCTGTAGTTGCAGCACCTGTTTCTTGTGCCTGTTGAAACTGAATATCAAGTTCTTTAAATTTATCTTCACGAGCTAAACGAATCTTATCTTTATGTAATTCTTTAGCCTTTGCCATATCTATGTTAAAACCCATAATTTTAAGGTGTATAAGTCCAAGCGTTTCTGAAACTTCTATCTGTAGGAACTTCAGTTTTATCTATTATATAAGAAGTTTTCCCTTCAGGCACATCTTTCGCTTGTATTTCTTCAACAGTTAAACCGCAATTATCTGTAGGAACCATAATTGCTACAGTTCCATCATCTTGCATATAAACAATTCTTTTATCTGAATTTGCCATAACTTTTTTCTTTTACTATATCAAGTTTGATGAACTGTTGCACATACCATTTTGCAATCTCTTGCAACTGATGATTGACTTTCTCCCATAACAAATCTAAAGCCAGAAGTTGTAAAGTTGCTTTCAGAAAAACTATTACTGTTGAGATTAGGCCCACTGGATGAAATTTGAAATGTCGTAGCGTTATTATTTGAACTTATACCTCCTGTCATTGTTACTGCATAATCATTATTATTTGCAGAATTTGTAAAAGTAATAGTAAACATTCCTACTCCATGATCAGTTATAGTGCTGACATTGTGATCTGATCTTGTGCTGCCTGTTTCGCTATTAAAGTTTATATAGGCGAAAGCTGCATTAGCTGGCAACGTAGCAGGAAATCTTGCATTAGGTATTGTTCCAGATGTAAGATTTGTTGCATTTAAGTTTGTTAAGTCTGCTGTGGGTGTAGTCGCAAAAGATAAATTACCACTACCATCTGTTTTTAAAAACTGCCCACTACTTCCATCTGCTGTTGGAAGCGTAAGTGTAAAACTTGAACTAATAGTTGATGCACCTTTTAAACCTATATAGTGTGAACTATCATTATCTCCATATCTAATTTCATTTTGTGCCCGTAAAGTAATTCCGTTAGCATCAAAAACCATCTGCTCTGTACCAGCAGAACTAAATCCCATAATATTTGCAGATTTTCTAAACAAACCTAAATCTGTATCTGTATCAAACGAAAGAGCAGGTGCAGAAGCACTGTTTGAGTCATCTATCAAGAGTTGGCCCGTCATCGTTCCACCTGACTTAGATAATAAACCTAAATTTGGTTGGTCTATATTTCCAATAGTTGTAAATTCTACATTAGTAGAATTTCTTATTTTTAATTCATTTGATGTCGTATTAAGAAAAGTCATTCCAGCTACGCATTTACTTGTAACTAAATCTGAAGATTCTGAGTTATTAGATTGAATTGCAGCAAAAACCGCATTTAAATCAATTCGGACATTTGCTCCTGAGTTATCTTCGATATTGTAATTTGCAACGCTGGTCATAACTAATTACTTTTTTTTTTATTTTACCCTCCTTTGCCGAAACCAACAGCACTATAAGTAAAATTTCTATTAATACTAGCATTACTTGAGTTTTTAAAATGGACTGTAAAACCAGTTCCAGATATATTGCTAAGTTCAAAGAAATCTCCCGATGCCATATTCTGTGGAGAGATATTAACAGACGGTAAAAAGCTATTTAAATTACCTAAAGCAGACGTTCCAACAAAAAACGCATTAGTAAAAGTTACGTTTTTAGCTCCTGAACCTGAAGCTATTACAGCAGATTGTTCTGTTCTTGAAGGCAAAGTAGCTGAATAACCTAATTGTTGTAAGTTTATATTTTGTGCTGTATCAGATGTACTAAGTGTCGCTCTAAATTGAAAACCTCTTCCTTTAAATGTTCCATTAGCAAAATCATTAAAATCTGAGTAAGAACTCATGTCGGTAGAAGTTCGCACAGCTAACTTTGCGTTAGCGTCTGGTGCTTCTGTTCCATCAAAGTTTTTCCAAGTGTCTATCTTATCTGTTCTGTTATCAAACAAATCTCCTGTATAAAATCCAACTCCTTGAAAATGTCTTTTTAGAGTAAGAGAAAACACTCCACCTAAATCTAAAGTATCAACAAAATCATAAGTACCAGTTGCATTGTTTACTGGATTAGTAAGAATTAAACCACCTTTTAAACTACTGTATTCGGTATTAGTAAATAAACTAGATGTTGTGTTATTAAATGAAGGACTATCATTATCTTCTCTATCAGTTTTGACAGTAATTGAATCTAAAATTTCAACCAAAGATAAACTGACTTTTGTTACTGATGTACTAAAATTTCCCGTATCGTCTTGAAATTTAAGGAGATAAGTTCCTGGAAGAGCAGGACAGATTGCTTCGTTAGAGTTACCAGGCACAGCCTCTATAATGTCCTGTGCTGACTGAAAGGTTGCACTCGCTTCGGCTAAATTAGAGTGTCTTACATAAACTCGACCTCCGTGTAAAACATCAACAGAAGTTGATTGGTTAAATCTTAATCTTATAAATTGTTCGTTAATAGGCTCAATAGTTAGGTTAGTAACATTATCTGGAACACCTGATTTACCTTTGGTTTGTATCGTACCCGTTAGAGCAGTAGTCGATAATTTTCCTGATGAATTATAAGAATATATTTCAATATCAACACTTCCTTTTTTAGTGTCCATGATTTCAAAATCATTACTAAATACTTCTTGAGTTATAAAATTATCTGTATTACCAGCATCGGTTGTTATCCGATAATTTAATTGATAAGAAGATGCACCTTGAGGACTTTCATAAACACTTCCATCGTCAGCAAAAAATGTTTTTGTAGGTTCTTTCCAGCTAACTATCAACTTACTTCTTGCTATCCCATTAATAACAGTAGTTTTTTCTACACCTCTTAAGATAGAAGGAGGATTTAACGGAGCATTGAGTATAGATACAGTTCTTGGTAATAATGGATCACCATTTTCAATAAAATTATATTTACCTTCAACATAAGTTAAAGCTGTTATCGCATAATTAACATCATCTTCCTCAGTAACTTGTATAACCCTAAATAGTTGTGTCTGTGGTGGATTAGTATTTGGTGCTAGCGATGCACTAGACAACAAATAAGGTGAATTAGTATTTGGTGCTGCTGAAAAAGTTGATTGTGTTATAACAGTTCCATCAAGTTCAGTTCTTTTAACACTATTAACAGTAACAACTGCTCCGCTTATATTAGATACTGTTCCTACTTCAACAGTACCATCAGGTAAGATAACGCTTATTTCTGGAGAATCAGTTAAAGAAGGTAATGTAGTTTCAGATTCAACATCAATAGTGATAGCAGTAGTTGTAGCTGATACAACACGACCTCCTCTTCTAGCTCCTGCTCTTACTGGATCGTTAACTTCTATAACTGAACCTGGTCTTACCAGCATTCCAGAATCTATAGAAGTTGTAAAACTAACTGTCTCACTTTCATTCTGTTCAGCAAAAAGAATTGCTCTGGCTAATCTAATTGCTTGATTACGAGAAGTACAGGCAAATGCTTTTACCTGTTTAACAACTATTCCTAACTTATTTATAGCAGCAGTATCTCGGTATTCCTCAATATCTACCTCTCTAGAATCCATATTAAAATAGCTTACAGCTACAACAGAGTGACGTTGTTTTAAACTTGTACCTTGATAAACAAATCCTTTTTCGCCAACATTGGCTAAATTAAATAAATAACTAGCAGCAGTTGGTTTATCTTGTGAAATATTAATAGTTCCAGCAGACCATATTGGCATACATCTCATCACACCTGCTAATTCATTAATTGCAGTAAAAGCTTCTTTTGGACTTTGTATATTTACATTGCAGCTAAATCTTGCTTCTTGTGTTCCAGAATTACTACCATCGTCAACTAATTCATTTGCATATTTAGAAGCTGAGAAAAAACTAAACAAATCAATATTAGAAAATTTAGTAGAATCATTAGTCTCATCTGGAGCAATATGTTCGCCTAATCCATAGCGTTTAGTAGTTATAAGATCAAGAAGTATCATTGCAGGACATGAACACCATGTAGCTGCTTGCATTGTTCCATTAAATATATAGTTGGGTGGATATTGTATTCTTCCAGTTTGTAAATCAACAGTAGGAGTGCCAGAACCATTAGCTCCTGCTCCTGGTATTCTTACTTTTATACCTCTTATACGAAAAGTTCTGGATGGAATTGAATTGAAAACTTTACTATCAATACGCAAAGCTGTGTATGCACTATTAGGGTAGGTTGATGAATTATCTATAACCTCTTGTATAAACGAAAATTTAAATTCATCCCTTAAAAAACCAGCAGGGTCGGCATCAGCAGTTACTCTTTCTACCTTGACATTGACAGGAAAGTTACCATCTAATTCAATTCTATGATCTCTTGAATAAGAGTCAGCAGTTCTTCCAGTAACGGAAGTTTGAATTTTAGTAGTGTAACTTGACTGACCACTATATTGAATTGAAATTTTATATTCAACAGTCGATCCATGAATATTTCCCTCATCATCTGATCTTTGAATCTGTGCCCAAGTTAAAGTAACAATTACAGCATCAATACCAGAATCGGTTAATTGTTTTATAACAGGAGCAGAAGTAGTTACATTAGCAGTGCTTACTGCTTCTGGTCTACGAATCTCACTAGGTATTCCTGTTAATTTAGTTTGGTTGGCAGTACCAAAACGTGTTTTAAAAGTTACATCTGCAAAATTAAAATCTCCATCAGCAGGGCTAGTATTACTAGCACTCTCATTTAATACAGGAGTATCGTTTAAAAAAACATCCTTTAAAGCAGCATTATTATATTCAGTAGATGTCTTATTAGTGATTCCTGCTTTTGATGGAGTAGCAAAACCCTCTATCTCACCCTCGGAAACTAAATCTTGAACAGTAGCAAATTGTCTACTATGTAATGTATCTGGAGCACGAAATGGTTTGGGAGGGGGAGGTGGACCGCCAGCACCTCTAATAAGTTTACGTTTGTTTGTCATGCTTCCACCTGATTAGTGTCAATAGCTGCACTTATTACAACACTTCCTGTCATTATTTCGCCATAGACTATTGGAATAGGTGTACCTGCTCTTGATGTATTTTGTAATCCATTAAAACTAAACGATAATTGAGGATCTTGCTCTGAATTAAATGGTTCTGGTTTAGGTAAAGGAAACAATAGATCAGTAACACCCTGCAAAGCTAAACTTGCTCCGACATAAAGCATACCTTTAGTAAGTAAACCAACTTCAGCTAAAGAACCAGCTTTTATTCCTTGCATTAAGGTTATACCACTTCCTGCTGGCATAAGAAACGCACCACCGATTAATGCAGCACCTAATAAAATCTTACCAAATCCTCTACCAGCACCAGATATAACAGGTACAAAATGTATATCTTCCTTACCTACTGGATAATGTATTTCATCTTTATCTATATCAAAATTTCCTACTTTAACCTGATAATATTTAGGACTCATATAATTTTCTAGTTGAGGAAAATTATTTATTAAAAAACTTACAGCTTGTCCTACAGTATTTACTTCTACATCAAACTCCTTATGTCCGACAAACTCTGATAATTGTCCGTATAATTTTACTTTACGAAGCATAACGATACCTCTTTCCTGTACATTTTAACAACCATTCAGAGTAAGGCTCTCTACAAGATAGTCTATCTGTTAAATGATGAATAACATCACCCTCAAAGAATAATGCTACATGATTTAAAGTTGGATACATAATACTCATTAATAACACATCTCCATTTTCAAGTTTTTCATCAGGTCTAAGTTCTCTAAAATTAGTTCGCCAAGCACAACCTTCAAACATAGGTTTATCATTAAATTCTTGAGGTGTTAATGGTCTTTCCCAATCTCTAAGTTCTATACTTTTCTCTTCTTTGTACCAATCTCTTACCAAACTCCAACAGTCAGTTATACCCCAAACCCATTGCCGACCCAATAAAGGCGCTTTATATCCTGTGGGTTCTAAATATGCCCATTTTTTTGTTATTGGATTAACAATATACCAGGGTAATCCACTATCTTCACAACTTATTTTGTCTGCTTGGCTCGGTGTTGGTGGATTTACAGGATGACTATGAAAAACAGCTATAATTTCACCTTTATTATCTGCTTTTACATAATCTTCTGGATCTAAAATAAAACATTGATGATCTGTAATTGCAAGATTACGACATGGATAATATTTCTCTTTACCTTTGATATTCAATACAAGCCCTACTGCTTCTCTAGGATTTTGGTCTTTCGCATGAACCAATGCATCATCTTGCCAAGTCATTGACTAAACGTACCAATTCCAGGAAATAAAACTTTACTGCATTGTCTTAATGGAATCCTAATTCCAGCAAGATCAGATGGAGCCGCAAGTTCAAATTCAACAACTTCTCTATTTTCAGTTGATTTACGATCTATCGAATAAATCTCTCTAGCAAATTCAGCAGTTGGATCAGCAGTTGGGTTTTGCCCATCAGCAAAATTAACAGCATCAATGAATTTTGCCATAGTTCTAATTCTTGTAACAGTAGCTCCTGTCAGATCATTTCCTGCTGTTGTTTGATTTACTGTTAACAATATTGATGAAATTAATCCTGTAGCGTTACTGATTACTATTTTTGGTCGAGGTAATTGACCTTTTTGAAAGGCAAAACCTGATGCTTCTATCGGAAATCTTAAGTAATCTACACCCTGCCATCTAATTTTATTATTTGCATTTAAATTACTACCTGCATGAAAATAATATGTAGTTGAAGCACCATGTAATGTGTTATTTAATTTTAAAGTAAATAGTTCAATAATCGCTGATGGATTTAATGATTGAACATCACTGAACGTACTACTAAAAGAAACATATCTAACATTATTATCATAAACAGTTTCACCTATCGTACTAACCCAATTTGGCTCACTACTACCTGTAGTTCCAGCTTGAGTAACTCGAAAAAATAAACCATCTTTTCTGCGTGTTGCTGTAGGAGCAACAACATCATTAAGACTTAAACTAGCACTAGCAGACCAAACAGTTGTCATTTCTATGCAGGTTCAAATACTTCTCTAAAAGTTGCTTGAATTGTAGCCCTATTGTTATATGGTATTGTTTTGCTCCAAGATTCGCAAACAAATTTAGATGAACTAGCTTCTCCTGGTGGAGTAAAATCAAAACTATCACTATCATTTGGTTTACCTGCTGCGTTTGCACGGGCATCAAAAAATGCTTCTATAACATCTGATTCTGTCTCTGAAACATTAAAAGTAAATTGATAAACTTTAGGATTTTGATGTTGCGTTAGTCCAAAATTTATTCTATGTTCATAACCATCTGCAAACGATATTACACGCACTTTCGGTGCTGATGTTTTTCTTTGTCCGTATATTGGTTTTATATTTACATCTGTATTGAAATTAGCCATTATGCAAGTAAACCTCCAGGTCTTTTCTGTTGTAATATTTCAGATTGTACTGCAACTGAGATGAGTCGACCAAGTTCTCTACCCTGTTCTTCATCTCCCTGCACATTAGAACCAGAAGCATCTACGTTTACAACGATATTCATTCCACCCATAGCATGATTTGGAATTATAGTACCTGCTGTATTAGGAACAAAAAGTTCTGGTCCTTTTTCTCCTACGATTGAAGGTCTACCAACAGGAGGTCTGCCACCATTAGCAAAACCAAGGAGACCCATATCAAAACTGGTATCAAAAGCATTTGGATAAGCCGATGCACTTCCAGCAAAACTAAAACTACTAAAAGCATT